ATGAACTTAAAAGACACAAAGACAGATTTAGTTGTGAGATATCTACAACTATGAATCTTGGTGGTGATGATTGGCCAATATATTTAGAGCCATCAGGAGAGGTAGGGAAGAAAGGTATTAAAGTAGATCTAAAACCAGGAGATATGTTGGTTTATTCTGGCTGTGAGTTAGAACATTGGAGAGAAAAATTTAAAGGTAAGGAATGCGTTCAAGTATTTCTTCATTATAATAATCGTAAAACACCAGGTGCGAAAGACAATATGTTTGACAAACGTCCACATCTAGGACTTCCTTCTTGGTTTAAGAGATGATATAATCTCGATGTGTGGGGGGTTTACCACCTCAATCACCAACCCCTCACGCTTATTGGAGATATATGTTAGGAATTACAGCAATTGCACAATCACCTATTGCTTCACTTGGAGGAACTAATGCCTCTGTAGAAGTCACAGGTATAGCACTTACTACAACTACAGGTTCAGTAAGTATTACTGCAATTCAAAATCCAACTATTCAATTAACAGGCGTAACTGCTTCTACAACTCTTGGTGCAATACAAGTTGATCCAGATGTTATTGTTACAGGAGAACAATTAACAACAGTAATTGGACCTTATTCAGTAACAGCAGATGCTACTACAACAATTATTGCAGGATCGGAAAAAGAATTAGAAACATCTGTAGGAGACGTATCTTTTGACATTGCTGTAGATGCTGCAGTAACAGGTATTAATATGACTTCAGCTGTTGGACAGGCTGATGCAACCTTTACAGTCTTAGTATCTGGTAATGAATTAGAATCAGATACAGGTACTATTGGTCCAATTACAGGAACTGCAAATGTAACTGCAGCAACTAACTTATTAACAATATCTGACGAAGCTGTTGATGTATCAATAGATGTTACCGCTTCTATAACGGGGCTTGCAACTTTGACAACGTCTTTAAATTCAGTAGTTACACAGGCAGATACTCCGGTAGCTTTGACTGGCCAACAATTAGCAATAAGTGAAGGAAATCCAGGTACAATAGCATGGTCTAATGTTGATCCAGGAGTAAGCAATGTCTGGGTTGAAGTTGATATTGCAGCATAATAGGATTATAATACAAATATGGCATCTACATTTTCGACAGATTTAAAACTTGAACTTATGGCTACTGGTGAAAACGCTGGTACATGGGGAACAAAAACAAATACAAACTTAAATTTAGTACAGCAAGCAATTGCAGGATTTGAATCTATAAGTGTAACAACAACATCTATTGGTTTGACTATGGATGATGGTTCGATTTCACAAGCAAGGAATATGGTTTTAGCTTTTGGTGGATCTTTGACAGGAGCAACAAATGTAACTGTTCCTAACTCAATTGAAAAAATGTACATACTAGATGATAGAACTACTCACAACACAAGCACAATAACTTTTAAAACTGCAAGTGGTACTGGCTTTGCAATGACTGAAGGTAAAAAACATTTAGCATATTCAGACGGTACTAATATTAACAGAGTTGATTTGTCTAGTTTAGGTGGCGAGATAGCCACAGCATCAATTGCTGATAATGCAATAACGACTGCAAAAATTTCTGATAATCAAATTGTAACAGCTAAAATTTCTGACAACCAAATTACAACAGTAAAAATTTCTGATAATCAAATTACAACTGCTAAAATAGTTAATAATGCGATTGATGCAGATAAATTAGAAAGAAAATTTACAATAACAACTAATGTAACTCCAGCAGGAGGATCTGACGGAGATCTTTGGTTCGTATATTCTTAGGAGTTAAATGGCTGAGACTTACGTTAGAAACTCTAGTGCCTTTCAAAAAGCAAATCAAGTTTTTGCTAATGTAAGTGGGACATATCAAGAAGTTAATGAAGCTTATGCAAATGTAGGTGGAACTTACAAATTAGTTTTTAGTGCCTTTGAGGCAACGTCAACTGCAACTTTATCGTCTGGTTCTGGTACATTTACAGTGCCAGCAAATGCAAACGCAATACATATTCAAGCTGCTGTTGGTGGCGGAGGTGGAGCTGCGGGTGGAGCAGATTATGATAAAGCAGGTGGGGAATCAGCAGGAGCTGGAGGAGGTTCTGGTGCCTATGTATCTGATAAAATATTTTCTGTTACCGAAGGTGAAACATTAACATATTCAATTGGTACAGGAGGATCTGCCGGTAACCAAACTTCTAATTTTAAACAACCACGAATAGCTAGTGCTGGTACTTCTACAACTTTATCAGGGTCAAGCGCAGGATCTTTATTTACATTAGGAGGTGGTGGTGGATCTTCAGGTACTGGTGGAGGTGTACAAGGACCTTTAAGAACAAACACTGCAGGCACACCTGGATCAGCAACGGTATCATCAAGTGTTAGCACAGGTACTTTTAGAGATTCAGATGGAATTACAAAAAATGTAAGCACGTTAACATCTGGACCTTCAGGAACTTTTAATGATAGTGGTGATGGTGCAACAGGAAGTTTATCTGGATCAGGTAACTGTGGAGGAGACAATTGCAGAATTAGTGGTTTTGCTGGTGCAAACTCTTATGATGGAGGAATATCTGGAGGAGCAGGAGGTTCGTCATCTGGGGGTGGTACTAATGGTGCAAATGGAACACAAGGTTCTGGTGGTGGCGGAGGTGCAGCACAGGTAAGTGGTGGATCAACAAATGGTGCCACTGGTGGTAACGGTGAAATTGTTTATAGATTTATTCGTATACTATAGTATATATCTTTCATGACCAATATATCTAAGTGGTTTGGATATCCTATTTATATTTCTCAAATACAAAACTTTGAAAAATTAAATAAAAAAATATTACCAGTGCTTGAACTTGTTACTGCAACAAATTCTCAATATGCACGGACAACGGACATAAAAGCAAAAGACTTACAATCTATTGATGACAATTTACATTTAGATCCAAGATTTAAATTATTATATGATGAAATTGCTCAAGCATTAATTGCTGCAATTCATGGTTTGCATTACGATTTAGAGTTGTTTGAATTATATATTACAAAATCATGGGCTACGTACTCTAACAAAGATCAATTTATTTCATATCACCGGCATATGACAAGTCACTTTAGTTTTGTCTATTATGTAAAAGCAGAGGACCAAGGTAATCTATTCTTCATAGATGATGAGGCACATAAAGTTGGCCTAAACATACCAAAAAGAGATCCATATTTTAAAAAATGGGATGAGGTAAATTTTGCAAAAGCTGAGTATCCAGCAAAGACTGGTAATATAGTAATCTTTCCATCTATGCTTTTCCATGAAACAGGAATAAATGAAAAAGAAGAACCACGTATTTCTATATCGGGAGATGTCCTTTTGACCATGAGAAAAGGTTTGAAATCAGAGCATAACATGCCATCACCTACGACTTGGAAGAAGCTTTAACTTGGTGTAAAATACCTTATGCCTCTTACAAATGTAAAATTACTACCAGGTTTTGATAAAACAGATACACCTTCAGGAGCTGAGGGTAGATGGATTGATGGTGATTTTGTTAGATTCAGATATGCACAACCAGAAAAAATAGGTGGGTTTGCAGCTATAGGACAAAAAACAATTGCAGGTCCTGCACGTGCTCAACATACTTGGACAGATTTACAAGGAAGAAAGTATGCTGCTATAGGCACATCAAAAGTTCTATTAATCTATTATGAAGATGCTTTTTATGATGTTACTCCCCTAGAGACAGGATTGACTGGTGCTACTTTTACTTCAGTAAATGGACAATCAACAGTTACAATAAACAAAACTGCACATGGATTAGTATCTGGTGATTACTTTTTATTTGAGTCTGTAACTTTACCAGGAGGTGGTGCAACAAGTTTTACAACTGCAAATTTTACTGACCAAACATTTGAAGTAATTACTGCTTCTGCAAACACATTTACAATTACAATGGCATCTAGTGAAACAGGAAGTGGTATGACAGCTGCAGGCTCTGCAACTATAAGAGCTTACATAGAAATTGGTCCTACTATTCAGACATATGGTTATGGTTGGGGAACAGGTACTTGGGGTGGAAACGTTTCTGGTGCTTTAACAAATACTTTAAATGGACTTTTACAAAATGATACTGCAGGTACAGGAGGCTCAGGAACTAGTATTACGTTAACGAGTTCTTCAGGTTTTTCTGGTACTGGTGGAACTATATTAGTAGATCAAGAAATAATAACTTATACAGGTGTAAGTTCAAATGATCTTACAGGTATAACAAGAGGAGCACAAGGAACATCTACTGCAGCTCACAGTAGTGGTGCTACTGTTACTGAGATTACAAATTTTATTGGTTGGGGACAACAAACAACAACATCATCAGTTATTCTTGATCCAGGAAACTGGTCACTTGATAACTTTGGTGCAATACTTACTGCAACAATAAGAAATGGTAAAACATTTACTTGGGATCCAAGAGTTAGCAATCCTTTAAGTAATAGATGTACTGAAATGGCAAGTGCTCCAACAAAATCTATTTCTACAATCGTATCTGATAGAGATAGACATTTTATTCATTTTGGAACAGAGACAACTGTAGGAGATAGTTCAACACAAGATCCAATGTTTATAAGATTTAGTGATCAAGAAAATTTTAATTTGTATAATCCTACATCAACTAATACCGCAGGAACATTCAGACTGGACACCGGAAACACAATCGTTGCAGCTGTAAATGGTAAAGACTATGTTTTAATATTAACTGATCAAGCAGCTTATACAATGCAGTTTGTTGGTCCACCATTTACTTTTTCAATAAGACAAGTAGGAACTAACTGTGGATGTATAGGGCCACATGCTGCTGTTTATGCAGATGGTAAAGTTTTTTGGATGGGTAACTCAGGTGGTTTCTTTGTGTTTGATGGTACAGTAAAACTACTACCATCATTAGTTGAAGATTTTGTGTTCACAACTGACGGAGATAATTTAGGAATTAATTATGCATCAAATCAAATTGTGTTTGGTGCACATAATTCTTTATACAACGAAATATTATGGTTTTATCCAAAAGGGACACCGACCACCGGACCATCTGTGCAAGTAGATAGGTCTGTTACTTACAACTACGTTGAGAATACATGGTCAACCATGTCATTAGCTAGAACAACTTACGCTGATTCTGTAACTTATGCGAATCCTTATGCAACAGAATATGATGCTACTTTTGTTCCACAATTTCCAACTATTCAAGGCGTTACTAATAAAGCTGGTGCTTCTACTTACTTTGAGCATGAAACAGGTTTGAATAAAATTAATTTAAACGGTTCAGAAGAAGCTATTAGTTGTTTTGTACAATCAGGAGACTTTGATCTACCTGTAGAAGGTGATGGTCAATTTCTTTTAAACATAAGAAGATTTTTACCTGATTTTAAAAATTTATCAGGTAGTGTTTCTATTACTCTTGGTACTAAAGACTTTCCAATTGCAGGTAATACCACTACAGTATCATTTGTGGTAAATTCTGCGACATCAAAAATAGATACAAGAGTAAGAGGGAGACTTGCTAATATTAAAATAGAAAACTCTGCACTCAATGACAATTGGAGATTTGGAACATTTAGAGCAGACGTATCACAGGACGGAATGAGATAATGAACGAAGAAGCATTGTTCCAAGAATATAGTACTAATAGAGCTTTACAAGCAACCTACCCAAACTTTGCATCATATAGAGATTTTGTAATGAGTCAAATGCCTGCACAAGCAAATGATAATAGTGGTGTATCAGGTGTGTTAAGTAATGTTTCATCAAATATGACAACAATGAAAGATCTTGGAAAAAGTTTTATTTTAAATAAACTTTCGAGATCAGCTGGTTTAGGTTTCAACCCGATTGGTATTGGTGGTTTGCTATTGTCTGGTTTAGGTAACCTTAATGAAAAAATACAATCAACTGATTTTGCAAGATCAAAAACATTAGCAGATTATCTTGATGCAAAAAGTTATGGCGGAATTGATGCAAGAAACGCTGCATCAGTAGCAAATATGGCACAAGCAAGAGGTATTCAAAAACAAATGGCTCAAAGACCATCATCGCAAGTTTCTGCGAGAGACGCAGGTAGGGGAGGTGGTGGCGGAGGTGGTTATGCAAGTAATGCAAATGCATCTGCACCAGGTGGATCAAATGAAGCGGGTAGTTTTTAATGGCTAAAATTACAGTATTTATTCCTGAACCAAAACAACAATATGAAGAAGAAAACCAAAGACAAATTGTGCAATCTCTTGATACAGTTAAAACACAATTAAATACATCATTCCAACAGGACTTGAAAAACGAACAAGATACCTTTAATTATTTTATGTCATGACAATACAATATAAAAACGAAACATATTTATTAAGCACAAACACATCAACAACTGTGTTGACTATATCAACTTCTGCAGTTGGTATCGTAAAAAGTGTACAGGCAGTCCATAAGTCATCATCAAATGCTGATGTAGATCTTTTGGTTTTAAAAAATGGAGGTACAGCTAGAGTAGTTGCTCACGCACAATTAAATAAAAGTTTTGTAAACTTAGCATCTAACACTATTAATCTTGAAGCAGGTGATACTTTGCTAATGGAAAGCGATACATCAAATGCAATTACAGGTGTTATTAGTTATGCACTTATAGACAGATCGCAGGAAAATGGCTAGGCAAAAATTTGTAAATTTTACACCTAGGCCGAAGCCAAAGAAGAGACCTCGAAGGCATAAAAAAAGTCTTTCAAAGTCTGAAAAAAGAGATTATAAACCTTACAACAGACAAGGACGTTAGATGGCAGACGATAAAAACTATACTATTATAGACGGTAAAAAAGTTCCTGTATATAACGCTAAGGTTATAGAAACAATTAAAAATAAAAGGACTGGAAAAGTTTATGATAGCAAAGCTCATTTTGATAGTGATGTTGCTGATTCCAACACTGATACTGTTGTGGATGATCTTCAACAGGACGTAGCAATTGAGGTTGCATCTCTTCAAGTATTTGGTAAAACCAAGTAATGAATCCTATAGGTGGTACAGAATTACAGGAAAAGTTACTTGAAAAATATATTGATTCAAAACTTCTAGATAATTTTCAAATTACAACTTCAGTTCCTGAAAAGATACCTTTAGCAAAAGACAAGATTAATATTCTTTGGCAACAAAATTCTTACGATCAACCAAATATTGCGCCTTGGTTTAAAAATAAGGACAACCACAAAAAGTATGATTGGTATGTATTTAACTCTCATTGGTGTTACGAAAAATTTAGAATGGTTTACAAAGTCCCTACTGAGAAATGTACAGTAATTAAAAATGCAATAGAAAATTTTCCTGAAAGAAAAATACACAAAAAAGGTGACCCTATAAGAATGTTATTTCACCCAACGCCTTGGAGAGGTTTGAATATTATACTTGGTGCTATGCAATTGATTAAGAACGAAAACATTACTCTTGATGTTTTTTCTTCTACAAAAATATATGGGAATGAATTTATGAATAACAATGATGATACCTATAAACCATTATATGCTCAAGCAGCAGAACTTAAAAATGTAAATTATAGAGGTTGGCACAGCAATGATTATATATGTAAACATATAACTGATTATCAAATTTTTCCTTACTCTAATAATTGGGAAGAAACATCTTGCATTTCAGCCATTGAAGCACTTGGGGCTGGTCTGCACATGATTACTACTAACTACGGAGCTTTATTTGAGACTTGTTCAGAATGGCCTGTATATGTACAGTATGATACAAACTATAAAAATATGTCTGAGTGTTTTGCTTATGCAATAGACTCTGTGGTTGACTATCTACATCATGACAAATGTCAAGAACACCTGCAGATGCAACAAGATTTTTACAAAAAGTTTTACTCTTGGAACAAAAGAAGTTTGGAGTGGACTAATTTCTTAGAAGGAGTTTTAAATGCAAAATCATGAGCCGATATGGTTTGATAAAAAAGAAGATAATTCTAATCAACCAAAATTTTCAGTATTTGTTGGCACTCCTTGTCATTCAGAAGTATCTATTCACTACACACAATCAGTATTAGAATTACAAAAATATTGTTGGAACAATAAAATAAATTTAATGTTTCAATTATTTAAGTCATCACTTGTGACACAAGGCAGAAATTTATGTGTGTCAGCTTTTTTACAGACTAAATGTACACATTTATTGTTTATAGATTCAGACATTGCATTTAAACCACATAGTCTTCAACATTTGTTAGATGCAGATAAGGATGTGATATCTGTGCCCTATCCATTAAAAGATATGTGTTGGGACAAAGGATTACAAGTTATAGAAGAGGGTAGAATAAAAACTGCTGAGGATCTTAAAAAAAGAGCCTTTTACAGGTTTCCCATGCGTGTCCCTGATGCAAACGATATTAAGATTGAGAAAAATTGTATAGAGGTGACTCACTCACCAACTGGATTTATGTTAATCAAAAGAGAAGTATTCGACAAGATGAAGAAACATTATCCAGACAAAGAAATATATCAAGATACACTAATTAACGGCAAACTACAGAAAACAAAGGAGTTGTGGAATTTCTTTGATACCCTACATAACCCAGAAGATAAAACATATATGGGTGAAGATTTTGCCTTTTGTAAGATTTGGAAAGCTACTGGTGGTAAGTGCTTTGCCTATATTGATGATGAAATTAGCCATGTTGGAGAACACACCTTTACAGGTAGATTTGGCGATGAGTTGATAAAGGACAAGTAAAATGGTAATATTAGCCTTTTAGATCTAAAGGAGAAATTATTTAAATGTTACAATTCTTACCCTACGCATTAGCAGCCTACGGTGGTTATCAAGGTTACAAAGGAGCTAAGCAACAAGGAGCTTCAGGTATTGGTAGATTATTAGGAACAGCAGCAGGAGCTTATGGTGGTTACACTTTAGGTACTGCAGGACTAAATACATTTGCACCAGGAGTACAACAGATTCCTGCTGCATCAATATTTGCATCATCAAAACCTGTGCCTGATATGTCAATGTCTCAATATGGAATGTCAGCAACTGAAATAGCAGCGAACAAAGCTAAGGAAGAAGTTGGCAAGAGAACAATTATGGAAAAATTATTAAGACAAAAAAGCGACCCTACAAAATATGATCCATTAAAAGTTTCTGCACTTGCAGCTGGTATACCATATGCGTTGGGTGCTTTTGATCAAGGGCCAACGGATGTCTATCAACCAACCTATAATGTTGGTTACGCAGACTTTGCAGCACAAAGACCTGGATACACATACATAGATCCACAAACAGGACAAGAGAAAGAATACGAAAAAGTTTACATACCAGAAGCAGATCCAAAAAACCAAGGTAGTATGAGAATGGGTCCATATGCTATGGAGAAAACAAGATTAAGAACAGGTGGATTAGCAGAGATAAGAAAATTTAATGAAGGTGGTATAAATTATTTACCATCAAAACTTGAACATGATGAAGACGATGCAAATAACTATGTGCGTGCACATGGTTATATAGAAGACGGATCAGGTGCAGGTGATAAGGACGAGGATACAATGTTAGCTCAATTAGCAGACGGAGAGTTTGTAACAAGAGCAGATGGAGTATTAGGTGCTGGAATCATAGCTGGAGCAAACCCAAACAGCATGAGAGACATGAGAGCAAAAGGTGCCCAATACTTTTACGAACAACAAAAAAGATACAAGCGTGTATTTGATTTATTGAAGGATAAGTATGGCGACAGCACAAAAACGAATTAAACCATTAGTTAACGTATTACCTATTGAGCCAAAAGATATCGACAGGTTTTGGCCATTAATGGAGTTTATGATTACTGAAGCATTAGCTTTTTCAGGCAAGTATGCAGATTCAAAATGGTTTTTTGATGAACTTAAAAAAGACACATTACAATGTTGGATTATGTTTGGTTCTGATGAGCAAGAAGAAAACAAAGTCTTTGGTGTTTGTATTGGAAGAATAGCAGAACTTCCAAACTATTCACAATATGAAATTATTATTTGTACAGGAAAAAGAAGAGAACTTTGGGAAGACAATTTAGTAAAAGAAATTACTAACTTTGCAAAATTAAATAAATGTAAACGAATGTGTATTATGGCTAGACCAGGTTGGGAGAAAGTCTCAAAAAAATGGGGATGGCAAAAGAAACACGTACAACTAGAGAAGTGGATATAATATGAGTTTTTTTGGAGGAGGTAGATCATCAGCACCAGCGGCACCAGCGTCACAAACAACATTTGTAAGAGAAGCACCTGGTATTGAAGAACGAAAAATAGAGTTGATGGACATTGCGCGTCAAGTAGCGCAAAACCCAATTAATCTTCCAGATGTGCAAGCAGCCGGACCAAGTGCTTTAGAACAATTAGGATTTCAACAAGCAGCAACGACAGGTGTTGGTGCAGGTACAGTTCAACAAGGTATTCAACAAATTCAAGGAGCAGCAGCTCCTATAGGTGCACAACAAATTTCACAATATTTAAACCCATATCAATCATATGTAACTGATGAAATTGCAAGACAAAGTCAAATGATGCAAAACAGATTAGGTGCACAAGCAATTGGTGCAGGCGCATTTGGTGGTGGAAGAGAAGGTGTGCAACAAGCAGAATTACAAGGCAGAGCTTTATCAGCTATGGGTCAAGCTCAAGCACAAGGTTTTAACACAGCATTAGGTGCAGCACAAAGACAACAACAGGTTGGATTAGCAGCAGGTCAACAACTTGGTGCTTTAGGTGCAGGTCAACAACAAATGGCACAAGCAGATCTACAACAACTAATGGGTGCAGGTGGAGTACAAAGACAACTAGCACAACAAGCGTTAGATGCACAAAGAGCAACTACATTACAACAACAATACGAGCCTTACCAAAGAGCAGAATTCTTGGCTAACCTTTATGCTGCTGGACCTAAGACACAATCAGGTGTCACTATGGGCACACAACCAACAACAAGTCCATTAGCACAAGCAGTTGGAACAGGTATAGGAGCATTCGCAGCTTACACAGGCACACAAAAATAGAGGAGAAACATGTCTTTAAACAAAGTATTAAATAGACCAATGTTTCGTCACAAAGCTTTAAGAAAAGGTGATTTAAAACCAATCCAAGCACGTGTTGGAAGAAGTGTAGGTGGACCAGGTGTAATGGTTGGTAATCCTAGTCCAGGAATAACTGGAGTTTATAATCCAAATAGAGTTCCAATGGTGGTTGATCAACCAAGTAAATTGGATAGATTTAAACAAGGAGCAAAAAGATTTGGTAAAGGTGCATTTAGAACAGTGTTTGGTGCACCAGGTTATTTATTTTATGAAACAAACGAAGCTTTAAAAAATGTTGAAGGTATTACTCCAACACAAAGATATATTGCATCATTAGGTGCAGGAGCTTTTGGCTTTACGCCTCCAGGAAGAGTTGTTGCAGGTGGGGTTCTTGGATTAAGAGCTTTACAATTAGCAGGTCTGGGAGCTGAAGTAATTGGAGAAGATATTAAAAAATATAGAGCAACACCACTAAGTGAAAGAAAAGTGTTACCAGATATATCTGGAGAAGCTAGTATGGATAACTTTCCTGACCCAGCTACTAATGAAGAAATAAAAGAAGAAGTAAAAATATCTAAAAATGCTAGACCAGGAAGTGGTTTACCTGGCTCAAGAGGTGGTAAGAATGTTCAAACAGATAGACTTACAGAAAAAGATAATGAATCAGATGTTGCACAAGGTGAAGTTGATATAAACAAAGTTGTAAAAAACAATGACCCTAACAAATCACCAGTTACAATTGGTGGTGATGATACAGTTGCAGAAAAAGGTTTTAGAGAAAAACCAAAAGCGGACACCGGAACAGGAGTAACTACAAAAGTTGAGACAGATGAAAAAGCAAATGTTAATGTTGTAAAAGCTGGAACTAATGATTTAGATAAACCTGGAAAAATAAAAGCAGCTGATGGTACAGAGGTCAATAATCAAGTAATTGATCTTGCAAGAAAATATAGAAAAGAATTAATGGCAGGTCAAAAATCACAAGCTAAAACTGTATTTTTAGCTAACCTTGCATCAGGTCTGTTATCAGGAACAACAACAAAAGGTGGTCTAGGTGGTGCACTAGAAGTATTTGGTAAGGCATTAGGACCTGCAGTAAACAATTATGCAACAGTCAAACTCAAAGAAAATGAAATGGAAAACGAATTTATGAGTGATGCATTAGAATTAGCACAAGATGAACTTGCAGCAAAAAATGATTTACTTGAAGGGGGTTCAGGTTTAGATTTTGAAAGCACTGGTTATATACAGTTTAGAGATAAAAATGGCAAAGCTATAAATAGAACTGGTGGATTATTAAAAGATGGTACTTATGTAATGGCAGCATTAGGTCAAGTTGATGCAAATGGAAGACAAGTATATACTCCAGTGCCAGCAGGTGCTTTCTCTAAATACTTTACTTCATCATTTGGAGAAGAAGAACAGGGTAAAACAATTAGAAATTTATCTGGTAAATATAAAGCTTTAGGTATTGGTAAAGAAACAATTAGAATTTTACAGGAAGCTGCTGAGAAAGGTGAAACTCTTGGTG